TTATTAAACCAATCGGATAAACTGAAACCATATAAAAGTCCTGTAAGATTGAATGTTACATTAACTAAATTTGCAAGGTCGTCCATATAAAAGTATAAATATTTTTGCCCTTTAGATGGATAAGTTAAACTCATATTAGTATCCTCTGACGAATCCTTATTAAGATAAACATTACTTCCACGAAGTTCTCCAACATAAAATCTATCTTGTGTAGAATTTGTCTTATTAATCATAACATTTTCTGGATAACCAGAATTATTAAACCCAGTAATATTAAACCTAAAACTGTTAACCTCATCATATTGATGTAATCTAAAATAAGCATTTTGAATTTGGTTACCAGAATAATTAAACTTTTGTGAAGTTGACGAATCATTAAAAGTGTCTTTAGTAAAATTATTAATTATAAGATTTAGATTTGAAAAAAACTTACCATACGAATAATTAGTTCCATAATCTGGATGGTTAATATCAATCCACACAAAATCATAACCATTTGATGCATTTATGCTTAATTCTGTTCCAAGTTCAACATCTATATTAGAATAAAACCCATTTATGCTTAAATTTACTATTTCAAATCCATAATATCTTAAACTAGTTGTATTACATTGACTGGCTTCGTCACAAATAGTAACATTCCAAAAATAAAAAATGTCAGAGTTTAAACTTGTAAAATTAATATCATAATAATTAGATTTGGTATTATATGTTGTCAAATTTATTGATGAAGTAGAATTGAACAAATAAAATGTAACATTCGCAAAATTTGTATCAGTAGCAGAAACATTTACATAAATCCAATCTTGCACAACAAAGTCAGCACTTGAGTTTGAAGTATCTGAATTACCAGCATACTCAATAAGAGGAAATACATTATCAAGCGTTATTTTCCTTGTTTCCGTAGTATTACTGTAAGTATAATTATTATAAGTCGTAACATTATAAAAGTATTTCCCATCCAGCAAATTTGTAAAATTAATTTCATCACCATCAGAATAAGAATAATAAGTTGTATCATTAGAAAATGTAGAATTATAAATAGAATAAGTAATATTAACAAAAAGTGTTTCGTTCGGCATATTAACTTCAATGAAAACATAATCATTACTTACATAAGTGTTATTAACTTCGGTGTCGTCCGTATAATCTATTTGTGGGTAAATAGGAATATAAAAAAATGAATAATTAGAAGTACCAAATTCACAATAAATAGAAGAATCACATGTTTTAATGTTCCAAACTGTTTCACCTTGTGAAACAGTTTTTTGAAATGTTTGTTCTATTTGATAACCATAAGGAAGATAAATGTAACTAAAAACGCTACCTTGTGGATTACTTGAATGGACAAAAAATGTAGACTTATTTAAATCTATACCCAAAACATCTGACATATTAGAACTTATATCAAGAATTTCGCCAACAAAATTTCCTAAATAATCATATTCATAAATTACCAAATCTGTTCTGTCTGGAAGAAATAAACTTGTTCCATTACCAGTAATACCCCAAGGTGCATCATTTTGTGCATTTGTACCAAAATTATCAATATAAGTTAAATTGTTAGAAAAATATTTATAAACTTTATCACTTGAAGAATCTATTATGTACAAAACACCATCATTATAATGAACACCTGATGGAAAAGTGTTTGTTCCTTCAAGTGACCAAATAGTTCTATCAGTAAAATCCAATGAAGTATAATAAGTTGCTGTCTGATTATTATAATTAACTAACCAAACAAACGAACCGTTTGTATCCATACCCAAAGGTGCAAGATTTCCAGTAGTATAATTCGCTACGTTTGAACCATTTGGATAAAATTTTGAAACATTATCGTTATTGTAATTAACTGTATATACATAATCTTCATAAGCAAAAATCCCAGTACTACCATCAACGGCACCAGTAGTCCAATTTGCAATAAAATTCCCAAAAAGTTCTTCTTTAATGTTTGTCGTATTTGTCATACCCCAACTTCCTGATATATTATTATATAAACTAATATTGACTATATAATTAGAACTATTCAAATCAACTGTAACATTAAAAGTTATAAGATTGTTATAAACTTGCGAATCATCTTCTGGAGAATTAAGTGTAACATTTAAATCTTCTTGTGGGTCAAAAAGTCTAACTAAATAAGTTTCATCGTTATCTTGAGGTCGGTATTTTATTATAATTTTATCACTTGCAACTTTATTTTGAAAAACTTTAGAATAATAAGCACCATCCTGCCATTCAACTTTCATATTATGCTCAAAACTAAACGGACTTTCAATTTTCTTAGTAATGCCTAAATAACTAATATCATTTATCCCGTATTGAAATATTTTACCAACTCCATTAAGTATTCTAATCGTATGACTCACAGGAACTAATTCTACATTATCACTTGAACCATCAAACTCGTAAGTATTTATTGCCACTATATCGTCTTTAAAATAAGCATACCTATAAATTGTAGTTTGATTCGTTAATTCATCTAAAGTATAATTAACAATACGACTTTTAGCACGCATCAACTTAGTTCCGTCCCACAATTTTGTGTATTCAGTTCCTGCTAGAACCCATGAACTGTTTTCCCACACTTTAAAAGTTGTTTTAGTATTACTTATATCAATTCTTACAGAATCTGGCAACATAATATATACAGAATAAGATAATATAACTAAAAGCAAAAATCCTAAAATGTATGTTTTCTTTGCCATTTAAACACTTTCTCCCTTAACAAAATCAAAAGTAACTCTATATTCTGCTGAATCATTGCCTGTGTAACCTGCAGCAACAGCGTTATCGTTAGAAATTTTTTTAATAGTAAGAGTTTCAATATAACCAGATAGACTTTCATCTTCATAGACCATTGTAATTTCTCCACCATTTATTCCCCCACCTTTTACGATTGACTTTAAATCTTCTTTAACTTGGTAAGCCGACTTTGCGTCAGTTTTAGTTATCACGCTTTCTATATGATAAGTTTGCGTTATTCTAAGCAAATCTATTAATATTGTTTCTTTTGGACCTCCTGATTGATTAGAAGAACCAGTTCCACCCTTACCTGCAATCTTTTTAAGTGTATTAATCATATTTTCTGCAATTCCATCTAAAAGTGCAAGAGTCACACTATAACCACCTTTTGACACTGTTATGTTATCGTTGACTGCAATTTTATGTCCTCACCGATTGATTTATTAATGATGTTATTTGGTCTGTATTCTTACGAAGCATTACTTCAAAATCGTCTTTATTTGAAACAGTAACATTATAAGTTGGACTTACTACTACATTTGAACTCAAAACACCCCTCTGTCGTTCCATCTCACCAAGAAAACCAGCACGACCAGATATTTCTTCTTTACCATAAAGCGATTCAATAGTCTTACTAAGTTTCCCAGAAGTTTGTAATTCTGCCAAACGATTATAAAATCCTTGAGAATAATCTTCCATTAATGTTGGAAATTGTGGCATCTTAGCCTTAGTAAATATTGAAATAATAGATTCTCTTATCCATTCTCCAATTGTATACCAGAAATCAATATACTTTCCAGCCATATTTACTATATCTGCGAAAGCCTTACCAGTTCCTTTTGGGTCTTGGACAAATTCTATAGCTGTCAAAATAGAAAATGTAACAACACCACCTTTAAGTTTTGCACTAAGTCCTCCTTTAGTAGCAAGAGCTACGAAAGCTGAAGCACCAAGTTTCTTTTCCCATTCAAAATCATCAGCTTCTTCAAGAAAAATATCAGATATAGTGAAAACTGCTGCACCTGTCCATCCTATACCTCTTGCAAGTTTACTGTCAAACAATTTAGCCAATTTTCCACTTACAGCATCAATACCTTTTATAACAGACCCCCCACCGATTCCTTTCAAAATATTCATAATAGATGAAGCACCAAGTGCTAATTGTCCTGTTGTCATAAGAACACCACCAAGTCCTTGTAATGCGTAAGAAACATAACCTATAGCTCTTTGTGCTTCTTCTGGAAGACTTGTTAATGCGTCAAAAAGTGGTAAAACACCATAGTCAAGTAAATCGAGTGTTGCTGGTAACATAACTATCCCCATCATATCGCTAAGAAGTTCATTAACCCCCAACCATTCTCTCGAAGTAGCAGTTAAATTAGCCATTGTTCTATTAAGTGCCATTCCTGCAAACATTACTCCTAAATAATTCATTTCAAATCTTTGAAGGACTGACGAACTTCTTTCCATAAGACTAGTATATTCTTTAACTTGTTTTCCAGTATGATTCACTATGAATCCCATCTTATCAAATTTAAGTCCAGCAGCACCCATAACACGGTTTACTCCTGATTGTGTTGTATTAAGTTTTTTTGTCCATTCGTCATAAAATTTTGCTAATCTTTTAACTTTATTAGGGTCTTTAATTTGATTTTCAAAAACAATTTTTACTCTTTTTGTTACATCTGCCATTATTTTTTACTCCTTTTTATGTTCATTTCTTCCAACTTTTCAAACAATTTATCCAATACTTCAGAATCAAGATTAAGAAATTCGTCATAAGGTATCCAACCAAAATTTAACATAAGATACACCCATGTATCATAATGGTCAAATTCTTTATTCTTACCAAATATTTGATTAGTTATTTCATTTATCTTCTGTTGAGACATTTTTCTTAACCCTCTCTTCTTGAATTTTCTTAATAGTTTCAATATGTTTAACGTTCTTAGGTTGTGGCATTAATTTACCTAATACTTCATGCAATTCTGTAGGATGTTCAGAAATAAACAACTCTAAATCGTCCTCATCTGCTTCAGGCATTGACCTTAATAAAATCCCTTTAAACAATTCAATCATTCCAAGACTTACTTCTTCTACTAACTTATTATAAGTTTCTTTATCTTCCGAATCTTTTAATTTGTTAACTTTGTTAAGTTTTTTTGAAATATCTGTAACTTTAATTTGTTGAACTACATTAAGTTTTTTAAGATAAATAACTTCCTCATTACCGTCTTCTCCTTTTAAAACAAATGGAACTGGTTTAGAAATGTGTCTTTTTAGTATATCTAACTCACTCATTTTTTGACCTCCTTTCCTTTTTTAATTATTTTACCTGATAACATTCTAATCTCTCCAGTATCTTCTTCATTAGTAGGTTCTTCTACTTTATTTACTTTACTAATGATGTAATCAAGTTTATTATTTATATTTTCAAAAAATACAGTTTTCATCCCTTTATATTCTATTGCTTGGTCGAGAATATTCTTCAAAAAAAGTCCATAATCTCCTGCAAAATTCTCGTTAGCTATTTGTATGAAAAGTTCTTTAGTCTTTTTAGGAACACGACTTATTGACAATCTTCTTTCTTTTTCAAAAAGCAATACATCATTTAATTTGTCATCCATTTTTTACTTTTAGTAATTTAATTAGTCTATTTATGTCATTAGAAATATAATAATATACTCCTTTTCTTATTACAATAAATTTGTCTCTTTCAAAAGGGATTACATCAAGTAGTTCATTGGGACCAAAATAAAATTTATGGTCTGGGTCGTCAAAGAAAGCACTTGGCGTTGTTACAATCCATTTTTCTGAAATTCTATCTATTTCTTTAAAAAGATTCTTTATTTGAGTTTTAGTATTAAGATGTTCGATTAATTCAGAACAAACTGTTCGTTTAAATTGTTTATCTTTGTAAGGAAGTTTCTTAGCCAAATCTACTTTATCAAATATCCCTCTCCAACCTCTTTTTTTAAGATATTCATGTGCAAGTATAGAATTATCGCAAGCATGAGTTGTATTTAAAATAGAAGGCATAAAAGCTCCACAACCTAAATCTATACTTGGTTGTCGGTTTACAAATTTCTTTAATACTTTTATTCTTTCAATAAACATTGAATCTTTAGTAAATGTCTTCATTAATTCATTATTTCGTTTAATACAATCTCTACTCATTTTTTCCTCCGATTTACAAGTTCAAAATTTTTAGAATCTTCTGGACCATGCATAACATAAAATCCCATTTGTTTAGAACTTTCTTTAATTATACTCCAATCAGTATTTTTATGTACAGCTCTAACATCTGAATCACACCAAAACTCAAAATGTTTAGCATTAGCTTCAGCAAAGTACCAAAGGTCTTCACCCCAAATGAATGTTGGATGTGTCCTGAACGCACACTTTTCTAACACTTCTCTTTTTATCATAAGACAACCCAATCCAACACCATAAGTTTTAAATAAATTAGGATTTTTTTCATCTTTAATTATGTGAGGAATTAACAATTTTTCTTCCTTAGTAAGCGTTTTATTTTTAAATTTTTTAGCAAACCTCTTGTAAGCGTTTACTTCAGAAAAACTAAAATAATTAAGACCTTTTCCTAGAGTAATCTCACCAGATTTAAGAAGGCAAGGTCGTCTGTTTGGTTTATAGAAAACATGAACATAAAATCCTACATGGTCTTTGTCATAATAAAGAAGTTTATGTAATCCATTCTTTGGAATAAAAATATCATCGTCGAGAACCATCATGTGACTGTAATCTTGTTTAAGAAAATATTGTCTTATTTCTTCACGAACGTGTGCAAGCATTTGAAGATGGTTAGTCTTTTTAGGATTCCATTCGTGCCTCCAAGTAATAATCTTCTTTCCTTTTACCTTAAGTTTTTTAAGTTTATTATAATACTTTTTACTTTTAAGAGTGTTGTCAACTATACAAACATCAAAATTAGGATAAGTAAGTTTTTCTAAATGTGCAATCCATTCATCAATGAGATGGTCATGTCGGTTACTACTAGGACAACAAATTAATACTTGGGGTATACTTTTATTTAGTTTCATTCTTCTTTTCTCCTATTCTTAAATTAAAAAAATAAAAAATTTAAATTGTTTGGTTTATGCCATTACTACCATTTAGTAGAAACAGTATAACTTGCGAGCGATGTAAGTGTAGCGGTTGTAGCTCCACCAACAGATTCTATCTTTACATTAGCTGTACCATCTTTATCAAATGCTGGAACTTTATAAGTTACTGTAAACTTTAAAATTCCGTCAGTGAAACTTGGTGTAACTTTAGTAAAAAATCCGTCAGCCGCTGCTACTCTAAGTGCATAATTAGTAGGTGCTATGACTTGAGCTTCAGCGTCTACTGCTGCGTCTGTCCACATAATAGCCATTCTGTACTTTGTTCTTGTTCTATCTGCTAAACAAACTATAGGTTGTGTATTGTCTAAAGTGTTCATTAAGTCAAAGAAACCAGTACCAGCTGTTGCTGATGCTAAACCAGTAGTTCCTGCTTCAACAGGGTAAGCCTCTAATGTAATTGTTGTTGGTTCTTGTGGTGTAAACTTTACAAGTCTACCGCCTGCAAGAGTATTTATTACATCAAATCCTTTTTCACCTATATCAATGTCTACTGTTTCAGTAATAGTAACGAATGGAACATCAATTCCTGCTGGTGCCGCTATTGCTATTTTTCCTATTTCAGACCATGTATCAGGTTGTGCGATTTTTATTTACCTCCTTTTGATTTATTTACCTTTTCTGTCTCTTCGACTTGTTCAATATGAAATCCATCGCCAGGTATTTTGTCTAAGATTTTTGTTTCTTTTGGACCAAATACAAGTGCTCCGCAGGACACTGTTTGTTCTAAAAGGTTAGTAACTCTATATTTTATCATTTCTTACCTCCTATTGATTTATATACAATATTTGCTATAGCCCAGAAATCAGACTCTGTGTAAACCTTCTTAGTTCTAGGATTGATTTTACCCTTAAATTTAGCCTTAATCGACTGAAAAATAGTATCCAATTTTTGTGGCATCACTTATTACCTCCAGACGATTTAAGGGCTTTATCAAGATGCTTATTTATTAATTGTGGTAACATATTTAATCCTTGTTCGAGTGCTGGTGCTATAAAGGGTGTGAATTTTGAAACAAACGCTTTTCCTGAAGGCAATCCGTAAATCTCACCAAACCTAATACCACTTCTTGTAGGAGCATATACACTAATTAAATGTGGTGTGAATCCAGTTTCTTGGAATACTCCATAAGGACTTGTTACTTCAATTTCAATTTGTTTTTTGTTTAACTTTTGAAGTAAAATACTTTGTGCCAAAGCTCCAGTTATTCTTGGTGCTCGAAGTTTTGCAGACTTTTGAACGAATTTCATAAATTCATCACCCGACTTTTCAATTTCTTTTTCCATCTTTTTAGAAATTTTAATTAAGAAACTATTTAATTCATTAGCTCCAAGCATCTTCATTGTAAATACCATTATGAATAAGTCTTTGTTATTCTAAATCGCCACGAAAAAATCGCACTACGAAGATGAACTTTGAACCCTCCACGATTTACACTATCAGCTAAAGTATTATCAAGATTAACAAAATCCATACCAAGACCTCTTAAAGTCTCTCTATATGTCTCTATTGCTTCAATTATAGCTTGTCTGAACCTATCAGCTGATTCAGATTTAGTAGAATATACATCAATTGTAAAAGTTCCATTAACTTGTTTTTTTGTCTGTGTAAAATCTGTCCAATTCATGTCAAGAGGGTTTACTATAACTATTGGATAGGTAGATTTAGAATCAATTTTGTTATCTGGAAAAGAACTTGCATAAGTTTGAATAGTTTGAGTAGAATCGTCAGAATTTGTTATAGAAGTTACAGTTTTAGTTCTATTATAAATAAGATTCCAAATATCAGTTTCAATATTCTTTTTATTAATTGTCATTTTTATTGCTCTGCAATTTAATTATAACCCTCTGGATTATATTAATATAAAACTTAAAGAATATATAAACATTTCCATTAAGTTATAATTTACACAAGATATTATACTTTTACTTTTTAATCTTGTTTACTTTTTTTTCGTATGCTTTTTTGATAAATTCTTCAATATATCTTGACCTATTACCTGTAAGAATATCTATCATACCTATTACATCGTTTGATAAATATATGTTTATTCTTTTTCCCCACTTTACCTTATTTTTTGCCATTATACAATTTTTCCATAAACTTCTATAACAAATGTAGTGCCTTTTACTGTTTGTTTGTTTACTTTTACCATTTCGTAAGTAGTTGAGTCATAGATTATTTTATTTCCATTAGATAAGTTGGACTGCGTCCCTTTAAAGAAAAACCTTTTATCAGCTCCTATCATTATACCTTCTTTATCTTTAACTTCTTCAGGACTTAAATCGTTCATTACAGCTTTTACTCCTGTTTCATCAGAATTAGAATCTGTAGCATCGCCATAATCTGAAAGTGTTTGACTTACAGTCCTAACAGTCACAGTTTCGCCTAAATCATCTATTTCTTTAGTAATTGGTTTTATACATATCTTTGCCATTATTCCATATCGTCAACTTTGAAAACATATTCTCCAATATGCCCTAATTTAATTGTAGGGTCTATCCAGACTGAATATCCCATCTTTTTAGCTCTAAAATCAAAAGCCCAATCTTCACTAATATATTCTGCTTTATTAATCATTGGAATGTTAGGAACTAAATATTTTTCCCTAACTTTTTCTATTACTTCTCTTTTTACCATTTTAAAACCGTTACCAAGAAAACATACTTCAAAAAGTTCATCAGGAATATTCCATTCATACTTTTTTGGGAACTTTCCTGTCTGTTCATAAATTCCTTGTAAATCTAATGGTCTATAAACAGGAAGACATGGTTTTTTCTTATAAACATAAAGTCCTCCAACTATGTCCTTATTAAGGCTAATAAGATAGTCTATTACATCATTATAAGGTCCTAAATATAATATGTCTGCGTCTAGATTGAAAAAGTAATCGCAATCTGTTTGAAGAAATCTATCAATTAAAATCTTTCGTGCATGTTCAACACTTGCACCAATTACCTGATTAAAAACTATTTCATGTTTAGATTTAAGGAAAATTGTCTGATTATCTTTAACTTTTGGACTTATTAAATTAAAAACTGGTAGTGCTACAAACACTTTCATTAGAATGTATCCTCGCTTACTTTAGAATGTATTTCTTCAAGAGAATTAATCTGATTTACCATATCTAAATATCTTTGATAATAATGACTAAAAGATTGCATATCTTTTGTAATCTTAGTAGAACCGAACGAAACACTTGGAGCACAACCAATGTTAAGTTTTGCATAACAATAAGCTGCTGTCAAAAAAATTGAAGCTAAGTTCACTTTTGAATCAACAGAATCTGCTAACTGTCTTACACGGGAATAAGCGTATGTAATATAATAAGTGTTGCTTGGACTTGGTGCTGAAGAAAGTGTAATTGAACAAGCATCGTCATCCACAGAACTTACTGTAAGTTCTGTTTCAGTTCCATCACTCGTTACTTGATAAAAAATTATATCATCTTTAGTAATTTCTCCATCATTATCCATATCTGCTAAGAATTTCCCTTTCCAATTTTTCACATAATAAGTAGTATTAGACGAGTCTCTTTTATTTTGCCTAGTGTTATCTATATAATCAATATTTTCTCTTATAACTTGAACATTTATGTCAGAATTAAGTTGTTTAGTAGCTTTTAAAATTAATGCTGTTACATCGGTGTTACCAACATCGTTAGAATCAATGTTAGTGATTAAGTTCAAGTCTGAATATGTTGCGTATGCAATTTTAAATTACCTCTTTATGTTTTAATATTAAACACTTTAAAGTTAATAAACTTTATGGATACCTCCCTTCAATGAAAAATGCAAAATTGTTACCAGTAACATTACAAGCAACATAATCTACCCATAACCAGATTCCTTGATTTTCTGAACTTACTAAGTCAAATATCTCATTATAAGTTTCATTCACTGTTAATCTAGTATTTATATTAGAACTATTAGATGCGTAAAGGTTTATACAAGTATTTGATAAATTTACTTTCATATAAATACTTGTATCAAATGTATTATAACTTGTAATGTTTAAAAAAGGAACTGAAGCACTTTGTCCGATTGGAGTCATATTATATTGTGTTGTTGAATTTGCGTCTAATCTGAAGTAAGTAATGCCATCTGGCAGACTTATTGAAAAATTGGGTGCAAAATCTTCTCCTTCATATTCAATAGTTGTATTAAAAGTAAGCAAATCTCCTGAACAAACCCAATCACCATTAACCCTTGTAAAATTATGTCTATAGTTCCCTGTAACTGAATAATACTCAATGAATGTAATATTTGAACAGTTTGTCACATTAAGAATTGTTGTAACATTTATCATATCAGATAAAGTACTTTTAATAAGTCTTTCTGTTGTAATTTGATAAGTAAAATTTAAAGGACTATTCACCCTACTTACACCCTCAGTCAAGTTATAATTATCCAAAACAGTACAATCTTCACCAGAGCCTAAAGTAACATTCAACTGACCATCGTTAGAGAGGATATTAGAAGAAGAACCGTTACATAAATAACCAGAAGAATTGAAATAGAAACTATTAGATAAACCACTTACACTAAAATATCCTGTATTATTGCCAGAATTGTTAATTATTAAATTGCTTATAATATCTTCAAATAAGGTAATATTTTGACTATCTCCTGCACAAGTTGAATTTATTGTTAATTGTGTTAAAGTAAAATTAGCAAGTAAAGTAAAATTGTAACCTACGCAAGTGTTTTGTATTTCTGTTTGATTTTCTATTGTTAAAGAACTTGATAAAGTTAATAAAAATAAAGTACTTACTAAGAAAAAGATAAATTTAAGTTTTTTTTTTGAAGTTCCATTTTAAATACATCCTCCATTAGATGAAATTATGCAAGTTCCATTATAAGATATATAAGCAGAGCAAGTTAGTCCATTTAAACATATTTTATCATTAGTTTCTATAGTTATTGATTTATTTGAAGGTATATCTTGTATTCTAATTCCTTGAGCAGTAGTTGCTTCACTATCTATGTCTATCCCAATTGCATTACCTTCTAAATCCAAAAGCATAGCTTGTTTTGTGTTATCTATAGAATCATCATTTAGCAATAATAAATATCTTGATGCACTTCTTGAAGTAGTTCCTTGAATAGATATTCCATGTTGAGTTCCACTATTAATAATCTTTAATCCAGTAGCATTACCATTAACATCAATATAAAGGGCATCCCCAGAACCTTCTTGAATTAATCTTAATACTCCTTCTGTAGTATCTGAATTTTGTTGTTCAAAAAAGACAAGAGGAGAATTAATTTGAATTGCTGTGCTTCTAATTTTAAGGGCATACCTTAGAGTACTAAGAACCCCCTCTTGTTCTATATTCAAAGCTATATTTCCATCAACATTTTCAATAAATAAATCATCTGCAGAAACACTTCTTTGAACTCCAATATCAATTCCTTTACTAAAAAAAGCATCATCAAAAGTGTTAAAATCAATTATAGTGTTGTTAGTTCCTTCATTATAAGCACCTGTGCTATAATTAAAAATATGATTATTTACAAATTGATTTTCTGTTTGATTATCATCTCCTGAAATTCCAAGCCCATATTTTAAATAAGAACTATTAAAATGAGAAATAAAATTATCTGAAATAATATTATATCTTGTATTATCAGCATTTATAGAAATGCCATCATAAGTTCCAGATGTTTGAAGTCCAGTTCCATAAATATAATTTCCAATAACAAAATTATTGTCTGCTCTTATCCTTATTCCCTCTAAACCAGTATATAAAATAATATTACCTTTAATTAAATTATTACTTCCTGCTGAATCAATCCCTACACTTGTAGAAATATTTTGAATAGAATTTCCAATAACAACATTTTTATTACCATATATCCTTATTCCTTGAGAGCTTGAATTAATAACAATGTTATTTGAAATTATATTGCCTTCTGCTCCAGAACCTGATTCTAAGTTTATCCCTCTTCCACCACAATCTTTAACAGTATTAGAATCTACCACATTCCTATGACCTTCACTTTCAACAGCAATACAAATATTAGTTCCCCCTTTAACATTATTTCCATAAACAGAACCATAACTTGAATATGTATGAACAAAAATTCCGTAATCTCCAGATAAAATTTGATTGTCACTAATAGAATATCTTTCAACATATTTTGTTCTTATTGCCACCCTATTATTATTAAAAAATGATTCACTGATAATAATATCCGTATTATCTCCTGCGTTGATACCTTCAAAACTTATCCCATCTCCTTCAGTATTATCTATTATTACATTTTCAATTATTATCCCTTTAACTTTTTTTAAAGCAATTCCATGATTTAAGTTTGTATCGGCTTGAGTTGCTCCATTACCATCAATCCTTAAATTTAAGATAGTAATATAAGAATTTCCAGTTGTTTTATCACTATTATTTATAACATTTACATTACTAGCATCATCTAAATAAATTAATGTTGAGTATCCCCATCCTTTCAAAGTTATATTTGAAGGTAATAATATGGTTGAAGAAATATTGTATCTCCCTTTTGGTATTTTAACTATACAACCATCAGAAGAACATTTATCAATAGTTGCTTGAATATCACTACCATTTCCTGCCTGAACATATAAAACTTCATTTATCCTATCAGCACTAATACTATCAACATTAGTAATATTATTATCTTTCATATCCAAATTTCCTCCAAAAAAAGAATTTGTATCACTTATAATTGTGGAAGCATAAACACTAAAACCTAAAATCATAACTGCAAAAAACACAAAAAACCATTTTTGGTTGTTATTTAACTTTTTATTTTCTCTTTTCTTTTTCATTTTTTAATTTGGTTAATTCTTCCTCCTTTATTACTATCTTTGGAACATTTATTTCTATTATTTTCTTTTTTTGTTTCATTAAATGCCATAGTATTTATACTTTATAAACAAAATCCCTACTTTATCAGGGCTTTGTTAGTTTTCTGTTACTTTCACCTCAGATTTTAATCCTAACATTCTTAAAAAGGTTGAAGTTTTAAGTCCACATTTTTCTGCTTTCTTTTGAATTTTATTAAATTCTTCTTCATTACATTTTACTTCAATTGTATTATTTTTTACCATTTTTCAAAATCCCAAACCAATCATACTAACAAAACAAAGTATAATTAGATAGTTAAATTTAGTTTTCATTTTATATTTTGCTCCATTTTTTATATCCTAAGAAGTTGTTTCCAAAGTATCTTTCTGTGAAAGGAACAAACCTTAAACCACAATCACAATCAAATCTTCTATTATGTCCACGGAATCCTCTTTCAACCATAACTTGACCACACTTACAAAGCATTTTCTAAATCCTTTGAATTTTTATGTTTCATAATGTAAAATAAATTGATTTCTTCCTTGAGCAGAACCAACCCAATAAGGGTCTAAGTCTATTCCTTGTAAATCAATACCCCATTTAATTGTAGCCTCTGGCTGTTTGTATCCAATAAGTTGAAATTCATAGATTTTATTCTTATCAAAACATATCCCAGAGAGTTCTTTAGCTGGAAGCCAGACATCACCACTTTTACGGTAACACATTTTATTGGTTGAACTTAATTTATCACACCTTTGGTATCGTAATTCAACATCTGTCTGTTTAGTAGAACTTGGACAATAATATAAATCACCTTTTACATGCACCCATTCAAGATAACTTCTTCCGTATGTACAATATTGTCTACCAGACTCTTGAGAATTTTTCACATAAAGTTCCCAATCGTAAACATGAGGTTCAAAATAAATCCCATTAAAAGTGCTACCAAAACAAACTGAATAATCTTTAAGAGATAAGTTAAAATAAGAAACGCAAACATCTGTACAGTTAATATCTCCACTAGTAGTAACATCTATTCCATAAATAGAACCAAGTCCAAATAAGAACATAAGTAACCCTAAGATTGTAGAACTACCATAAATCCATACTTTCTTTCGTTTAGTGTCAACCCTTTTTCTTAAAGTCATTTTTTGTAAATTACGAAATATTGTAATTCGCTTGTATCATATTTAATTGATAGTATATTATTAACAGGAATTTTATAATCATTTAAAAGGTTTACTAATTGGGTTATAGAACTTACGTAAGCTATAGCATTATATTCGCCAGAGATTATTTGTCCTGGAACATTAGCTTGTCCTGTTGGGATTGTTATTACGCTTGGCATACAAATTAATGGATAAAAGAATATAAAAACTTATCTATTTCCAATAGATTACTATATAATTAGTTCCGTCATGTAAAATACCTGCTATGTGAGTTCCTGGAACGTTTTCAGCGTTCAAACTTGTAAGCAAATCTGCTAATACTGTATCAGATACAGAAAAGTATGTCATTATGTGAACCCCGCATATTTCCAACCAGAGATTATACGGATATATAATCTGTTATTGGTAGCGTCGTAATAAAGTTCGCCAACTTCGGTATTATGAAGTGGTGGTAAACTTAAAACTACCTTCGCTTTAGATGCTTTTTTATAATTTTGAGTGCCCATAATTCTTACTTTTACATAAAAGTAATTAATCCTCTTTTAAATATCATGTTATTTATAATACCTTATAATATATAAATCTTTCTAATATGAAAAAAAGAAAAAAAAGAAAAAAAATTAAAATAAAAATTTCTTTAGTTTCTTGACTAAATCGTTACGTAATGGAACTTTATCATCTTTCAAAGCATTTACAAGTTCTTTTTTGGACTTATATATTCGCTTTAAGTCTGACAATGTTTCGTCACCTATACCTTTAATCTTACTAAGTTCATCAAGAGAGTTTACTTCTTGTGTTTTTTTTTTGAACTTATAGATTCTGTTTTCGGGTTAGGTATTGATTCGTTTGCAAGTTTCTCCATTCGCTCTTTGTCTAATTGATAAATTTTTTCAAAGCTCATTTTATACGTTTGAATTACAATCAATCAAAGAACCGCCTGTGGTAGAACCTTCAAAGTTCTGGCATCCAGCACCGTTTGATTCAGCTTCGATAGTAACATCCCATGTACCAGCAAGTTTATTATCTACTATCATAAGTGTACCAGCTGTAGGTGTTCCAGTCATAGCTATAGCTGTTGTGCTTGCATTAGCAACTCCAAAGAACCTATTACCATCAATTATACCATCTGGTCTTGTACCACCTGTTGGAACATATTGAATACCCGTTGTATCAACAGTAACCTTAAATGTATTATTTCTAATAAGTGTTCTTGTTGCATTAGCATAAATACATCCAGTTTCCCAACTTCTGAAATAACAATCTTCGATAGTTAAATCAGGTGCGTCCTGTGTATCGTCGCATGTTATCGCATAAGTACCTTTACCCCAACCATCAAACCTACAATTTGCTATATAGCATTTATAAGATGTAGTAGTTCCAGCAATAGCAATCCCAACACCAGCGTCATCAACAGTTGATATTCCTAATCCAATTATTGATACATTGTTAGCATCTACAGAGAAAATATCGAAAGCATCGTCATTGTAAACAAGTGCAACATAATCATTATAACTTTTATTTAATCCAATTATTTTAAGATTGTTAGTTGTAATGTCTATTGGTTCAGAAATTTCATAATCTCCAGGAGCTACATAAATCACATCACCATTACTTCCAGCAGTATCAACTGCTTCAGCTATAGTCTTAAAAGCACCACCCCAAGTTTTACCATCTCCACTTATTGAAACACTAGAATTTACATACCATACATTACCTGGAGAAGTAACTAATGAATTACCTTGAAACCATAAATTTTCTACAGCTTCAATATTCTTAAACTTACCGCTACCACTATGCATTCCGTATCTTCCACCTATCCTATTAAATTTTGACATTCTTGTTTTTACCTCCTTTCATGTTTTGGTCCATCTATCCTAAGATAGAATCTCTATCGGATTTCTCCGAGCCTTCAAAACAATTTTTGTCTTGATTATTAAAATAAAAAAAATAAAAAAATAAAAAAATTTTTAACTTTATGCGTCTGACACGTCAATACTTACTACAGCATCACTATGAACAGCGACAATTGAATATGCACAAAAAAGTCCAATCCTAATTTGGTCTCGTGATTTATATTCAAACACCTCAACTGAAGGCGATTGTCCCCAAACAAGTGCGATAGCTTTCTTTGCTTTACAAAGAACACATCTAGTTGTAGCCACAGCAGCTGTTGTATTATCTGGAGCAGTTCCAGAAGCGGCTGTTTGTTCAACGTTACTAGTCACTACAATCCTTACACCCAAATATTGTCCAATTTCACCGTTTTGTACAACAGTATCTGAACCATATTCAGCAGCATTAACAAATTGTGAATCCTTTCTAAGAGCTTCCTCTTGAGCAGGACCTATAAATAGAACGAATGGGTCGTCTGGAGTATTTTGCCAACAATTCTTCTCTACAGTTGAATCGTAAGTAAAAGTACCGTTTTGTCCAGAACCATCAGCTCTATACCAATTTTGTTTAGCTTTAAGGTATCTTGCAGCAGTAGCAACTAAGTCAGTAGTCATTGTATCACCTGCAGCTAATGTATCTGCACCGTCAGCGTCTCCACCGTAAAGTCCAATCTTTCCAGCAGTTCCTGATACAGCTAAAGTCATTTTATCATTTGAACCAAATGCCAAACCGATTTCTACATCGATTCTGTCACCTATTGCGTATGATAATTCATCTTTAGCCCATTGTGATAGATTAAGAGCATTAGAACGAATATCGTATCGTCTTATTGCGTAACCTAATTGAATAGGTAATGGTGTAGCTAACACATTTGCAGTATTATCTAATGTTGTCCATGAAATATCTGCTATTGTATTTGCATAAGGACCAGTACCAGCACCAGAACCACCACTCTCACCACCAGAAGTGTTCCAAGTCATCCCAGAGTAACCTTCGTAAAGTGTTCGTCTTGGAATTTCTAAAGACCTTGTATTAGGCTCTAAAGTATAAGAACTCACAAAATTAGCAAAGAAAAACTGTTTCTTCGCAGCATCCATTACTTCTTGAAGGAACTTAACAGGTTGATTACCATATATTGTACCAAGGCTTGAACCTCTAACATCACTTGTTTCAGTCGCAGCCAATTCTTGAATAGATTCTTTCATCTTATTGAAAATTTTGAGACAATAATCCAGCCATTTCTCTAACTCCTTCACTATGTGTTGGAGCTGTCAAAGTTGCTCTAATGCTTCCACTATTTCTTGATGTCTTTGGAGCAGGTTTATTCAATTTAGCATTAAGTTCTTGTACTTGTTTCTTCATTGATTCAAGTTCAGACTTAATTTCCGAATTATAAGCCATTTCCTGAACAGCAGGTTTCTTACTAGCGATAACTTTTTGCACTTTGCTTAAAATAGCGTTAAGTTCTTCAACAGAAAGATTATCAAAACTTAATTCTTCCTCTTTCTTTTCAGGTTCTTTAACTGGTTCTACAGGTTTAGTAGGTTCTACAGGCTTTGCAGTTTCTACAGGTTTATCGTCTACTTTTGACGTTTCAGTTTCCTGATTAGTTTCACTCATCTCATTATTACCTCCTTTCAGTTTGTTTAAATTTGATTCGTCGTTTTCTTTTATTAATTCTTTAGATTTGTAAAGTGTTTTTGATGTAATATTTTTCTTGCTAAGATTAATATACGAAGGGTCTATTGCTTGTTTTGAAACTATAGAAAAATTATCAAAAGTAAAATTTTTAAAATCAGTTCCATTATCTTCACCGATTACTCTTGGACTAACACCAAAACTAGCTCTTGCTAATTCTGTCTTAATAATAGTATTAGTATCCCACATCTCAAGGTCTCCAATTACTTCACCAGCAACATATCTTTGATTAATTATTCTACCTACCCAACTTCCAGCAGCATTATTCGGATTTGCTGGATGGTCTAAAAAAAGTTCACTAGCTTTCTTCCAATCAGTATTCTCAAAAGCTTTTTTAATATCTATTTCAGAATAATCAAACCCATTCCAAGTTCCTGGACTCATTAAAACTATATCTTTTCTAATAGTTGGTAATTCAATATTTAGTTTTTGATTGACAGTGTTCATAATATTGATTAATCAATAAGATATATAAACATTTCTATAAGGTTATAACTTGTGTAAGTATTTATAATTTGTGTAAGTTATCTACTTTAATCTTGTTGGGCTTAAAAAAGAAAGGTTTACTTCAGTTTTTTTAGTTTCTAAAGATTCCTTATTTAAACTGTTCACATAATATTGATACTCTAAATTTGATATTTTTATATTATCTAAGGAGTTAATAGGTTCTAAGTGGATAACATTTCTTTTTTCAAACTCTTTAACAATTTTATAATGTAAGATAATTATTTCGTTAAGTAAAAAATTAAGTTCTGCACCTTTTAATATTCTTTCAAAATAAATATGGGTGAGGTCATGATATTTATTAAGAAGTGTATACTCCATATTTTCTACTTCAGCTTTAACATCAAAATCCTTTGGATAAATCCAATCTGGTTCTGTTGGAAACTTCTCAGTTGGTAATTCTTTTTCTCCCTCTTCTACAGGATATTCTGTTTCGTTCATTTCTTTTTCAGACATCTTTAGCCTCTTTTTTCATTTTTCTTAGATACATCTGTGTAACAACATCAGTCTTTTTATTAGTCTCCTGGTCATTATTATCTTTCTTTTGTTCAGATTCATTAAAAGATTTTAATTCAAGTCCTTCTTGTTCAGCTATTAATTCTCTAACCTCATTTGGTTGAATTACTCCAAGTTGTACCCATTGAAGAAGTCTATCAGACTTCTCATCCCAATCTTCAGTACCTATCTTGTTCCAGATTATTTTAGGAACTTTTTTATACTTTCTTAATTTAGCAAGTGGTTTAAGGATGTTTTTCTCAAAAGTTAAAATCATTTTTTTCACTATATCATTAAGTGTAAATTCTAAAAGTTTTTGCATATTGTTCAACGTTGCCCTATTTGTAGCTTCTCCAGAACCTGTAGCAAAAGCCATTGGTATCCCAAACGATGCGGATTGATTTTCTCTAAGACTTTTAATAGACCTATCTACTATATCTGACTGTTTTACTTCAATAGGTTCAATTCGATGATAATAAGGTACTGCAAAATATCTATCATGTTTAAATTTTTTCATTATTTCTAAAGCACTTTCAAGTCTTTGAGGTGTTGCTGGAGTTTTCTCATTTCCGACATAATCTACTAATGGATAAGTTCCTCTAGCGTATATTGAATTAGTCTGTGCTTCTTCGATATTTAATTTTCTTACTATAGATTTATAAGCGGGTTCAACAAGTCCATACGAATCAAAACCATTGGCTCCAGTATACAATTTGAAAAGTGCAATTCTTTCTCTTAATAAAAAAATCTGTCCTTCGTCTTTGTCAATTAGTTCTTTGTATTCTTCTGGAACTTCATCTCCAAGATTTTTAGTATTTGTATCGTAAGAGTTTCCAATAGTTTGAACATATCCAATAGACATTTGGTTAGAATCTAATAAAATGTTTCCGTTAGAGTCTCTAGCATAGTCCATTTGTTTGGGGTCTATTCTAGTAAGGTCTAAGATGTCTGTCATTTCTTCATTGTACACATTTTCAATCCAAGAATATCCAAAAACTTGTTCAGTAAAAAAAAGGTATCCGAAAAGTTCATCAATTGTATAATCGTCTCCAATATTACCAAGATTGTCAATAAAACTCATAAAATCTTTTTTATCGTTTTCGTCAACATCCCATCTATATCCAGCAGCCATTATCATTTGATTATTTTTATTAACTGAATTAAATGTTATAGGGTCTGCATAGTAAGCATTTTCAAGTTCTTGTGGTATTACTCTTCTTAAAATTTTTTGTGCAATTTTTGAAGTCTTTGACGAAATCGAACTACGTCTCCTCCCTTCACTAACCCCACTTACTAAATTTCTGCTTACTCCAACAAAATCGTCGGAAAGTGTTTTTATCATGTTTCACTCCTAAACCAAATATCTTTCCAAAGTTGGATTAATTCAGATTTAATTAAATATAAAACAAGACCATATGCAGGAAAACCATACCATTTAAAATCAATACCAAAAATTATCCAAAGTAAATAGTTAATAATGAGTCCATAAAAAACTCCGTGAAAGATTAATTGTTTAACTGATTCTTTTTCAAATAACTTTAAAAGTTTATTAAATCTATTTTTTGTTTGATTTTTTTTTCGATTTAGATAAATTCTTATTTTTGTAAACATTTCTCTTAAAGTGTTTTTATACACTTTTTTTTGCACATTTGGTACTATTTCTGGTATTTTATTAATTTTTTTCATTAAGATTAAAGAATAGATAAATATATAAACTTTTGTATTTTAAGATAATTATGGAAGATGAAACCCTTTTTACTAAAGAGGAAATTGAAACTCTAAAAATTGCTTTTGGTTGGGTTATTGACAAAAAAATGAAACAAACACAATGGGTACTTGATACTAAAGGTGAAGAAGAATCTGTTAAGGTTAAAAAAGAACAAATGAAGATGAGTGTGAAAAACTATGAAAGCATTTTAAAAAAGATTGGTTGGGAATTTCGTGAAGGAAAAAAATATCCTACAATATTTTCTTTCAAAAAAGCAAGAACTTATAATGCTTCTTAATCAAGCACTAAGCAATTTTTCTCCACCACCTATATCTTGTTCTACAGCACCTTTTACTGCAAGAGCTAATGCAATCGCAAGGTCGTCATGTGTTGCCCTACTCGCTATCGTTGGAAGTCTAGTATTTGGAGTTAATCCTGCTTTAAATCCAATCAATTGAGTCGCCAATTCTAAGATTATTTTTTGTTCTTCATAATGATTCTCATCTTTAGAAAACGGAAGGACTAATAACTTATTTTCTATAGCAGATTTAAGAGTGCCAAGTAAATGTCCTCTTGCAGTAGAACTAAATGTAACAGCTTCTGCTGACAATCCATAACTAATTAAACTATTTACAACTTCTTGTCCAATGTTAGACTTATCTACAAGAAAGTAATAAGGATTATATTGAGATGCAAGTTCTTTAAGTCGTTCGATTCTGTCATAATTAAGAATCCCCCTATGTTTTTCAATATGTTTTAAGATTATTTTTCCATTAAGACACTTTTCAACTACTGCATAAGAATCATAATCTGAATGTGGTCCGTCAGAAAGTGCCAAATCGACTCCAATAAATATATAACTATTCTTATCTTCAAGTTTATTTGTAAAATTTCTTTCGTAATCGTAACAATTAGAAATATTTTTAACTTTAAAAATTGAACCTTCAATATCTGCCTCAGTATTCATCATATAATTTCTTTCAAAATTAGCATGCCCTTGCCTTTCTCTTATTTCCATTAACTTTTTGATTGGAAAACGTTCTTCCCATATAGATTCACCAGTATTATAGTCATTATTTTTGTAATTAATAATTGCAGGATATTTTTTAGATACATATTGTGGATTATTGTATAAAATTACCCCCAAATCTCCTGGCTCTATTGGTGTTGTAACTGCTGCAATTTTACCATATTTTGCATCATCTACTCTTGATTCTACATCTCTAAACCATATTTGATAATAATCAGATTTATCCATGTAACTACTAACTTCATCACCGAAAATGTAATCTGGATGTTTTCCTCTTATACTCATCGAGTAAGGAGCATTATCTATTTTAGAATTATTAGAACATATCATTTTATCTTTAGTCCACATTTTTTTATCATTTCCTACAGGTTTAAGATGTTCAGCAAGAAAATCATTATCTTCGATACGAAACTTAATTTCTTCAATTATAGTAGATGATTGCCCTTTAACTACTTTAGAAATGATAACACTCCATGAACCTGGTTTGAATATACTAAGCCATATTGGATAAGCAATTCCAAAATAGTAACTTTTTCCGTATCCTGTAGGAGCAAGTATTAAGATTCTTTTATTTTTTCTAAGCATTTCACACCATTCACGATGAAATGGTTTTACTGTGTATCCTAAAACTCGTTCACAAAAAAAAGCAAAATCAAATATACATCTATTTACGAAATTTGTTTCATCTTCCCCTTGCAATATTTCTTTTTTAGTTCTCATAAATTATCTAATTTTTAATACAAAGTACATATTTATTAGTTTTACTTTTTATCACTCTCGCTTGATATTCTTCATCTTCAATGAATAGATGCAAATTAGTTCTTTTAAGATACTCGATAGACTTATGGATTGTATGTAAATTTTTATCTCTTCGTTCTTTTGCTGTAGAATTTAACATCACAAGTTCTTTATATTTTACATTATTCTCATTTAACCATTTTTCAGTTTGTGTTCTATACTTTTCAAGTCTTGCAGTAATTATTGCTCCGATTTCGTGACTTGGTATATAAAGAGTTTTTGTATTTTCAATAAAGTTAAGGTAATTAAAACTATCGTCATTTTCTAATTCTGTAGGTTTAATACAAAGAACTCCATCTAAGTCGAAAGCCATTTCAGAAACTACTTTGGACTGTAACCAGTTCCATTCAAATAGTCTTGGACCTTTTATTTGATTAAAATAAAAATCAATCTTATATTGTATAATTGATTTTATATCTGATGTATAAACAACAGCATAATATAAATTTTTTGATTTAATCTTGTCTTGGTAAGATTTTAAAGTCCTTCCAAAGAGTAAACTATCATCAAATATTAAAATTTTTTCTGGCGATTTTTTTACTTCTTCAATTGGTATTAATTTACTACTGTGAAATTTAGAATAAATAAAAGCTGGAATCATACCAGAGTTAGGAATAAAACTTACAACTTCAAATTTTGGTAATCTTTTAACAAATTCTTTAATATCTTTAATAAACTGTTCATAAGTAATAAAATTCATTTGAAACCTCTAATTTCAATTTTTCTATTAGGGTCTAAAATATATCCACATTTTCTGCATGTATAAGATTTATCATCAAGATTTTGTTTGAATTGCGTACTATTACAACAAGGACATTTAGGTTTCATTTAATTACCTATTATAAGAATAACACGTTTTCCTATATATTTTTTATTAACATAAATAGCACCAGACACTTTCTGAGCTTTTACTTCTTTAACAACAAAATCAATATCACTTTCTTTTAACATATTAAAAATAACTGAAAGGGAATCATTTAAAGAGTTACCTTGAGATAAAGTATAAACTTCAATGTTAGATTTAGTATTTTCCACAACTATTTCAGAAGAATCTTTATTAGAATCATTACTTTCCATTTTGTCCACCTTTATGACGTTTACCTTTAAACCAATCAAACATATCACATCTTAATTTTGCCATTCTCCCATCTGGATGAGTGAATACTATTCCTTCAACAAAACCTTCACGATTTCCTTGCATACTAGCATAAAGTGGAATTAATTCTTTAAACCATTCAGAAATTGTATTAAAATCTTTAGGATAATTACCCCAAGACTTATATTTAAGATGTTTTTGACAGAAGGTATTAAAGGGAATCCAGAGATGAACATCTAATTTATAAGGATTCCCATTAACCTTAGGACCTATAAGTTCACCAAAATGTTGTCCATCACCAAGAAATTCTAAATAACCTCTTTCTTTTGAATTAAGTAATCCTTCAATTAACCATTTTTTACCTTTATTAATAAAAGGGATTCTTTCAGTTCTATTAAAAATAGCTGTAACTGTTCCTTCTATAATTATAATACTAACATTTGTCCCATGTAGTTTTTCAATAGCCATAACAGAATCATCTTCAAAAACCCATTGCATATCTTCATTTACCTCATCATAAACAATATAATTATTATCCTCATCTATTTTTCTTTTGAACAGAGACTCTATTTTTTGCATATCAACTACTTTATCTTTTATATATAATTTAGAATATTTCCCATGTTTATACATTCCATGTTTAGAACCATCATTACCCAACCCTAAATCTTTTCTATCTTGATAGTTTTGTTCATAAGAACTCCACTCTAAATTTGTTAAATAATTATTTTTCTTATCACTATCAAGATGTCTACAAATTGACATAGTGGTGGGTTTTAATCCTTTGAATGTATTTAGAACTAAGATATTTATTCTATATGTTTTATTATCTATCCTAACACAAGAATATCCCACACCATTATCAAATAATTTTAAAACTTTTGGTTCATTTGCCTTTCCATGTTTCCCATTCTTCCAACTCCTAATTTCTCCAAAATTAGACACCTCATACATAGGATGATTTTCTATTTCTTTCCATTCTGTAATCACTTCAAGTTTAGGCATATCTTTTATCATAATATCTATAAAATATCTATATTTATAAAGATATATATGGTGAACTATATAAATAATATATATTAAAATAAAAGGAAAAACTCTAAAAATTGGTCGAGTAATAAATGGAAATGTATAAATTTTGACGTTCTATTAAGTGAAACTCACTATACATCAATTCTCCTTTCTTTGTTGTGAAACGTGTTATTTCCTTGTATTATGGTGTTATATAAGTATATGTGTATATTATTATATACTATATAATCATTTATATCAAATAGAAAGATTTATAAACTAAGAACACTAAGAAATAATGTGTTATATAAAATAAATATATAATATATGAAAACAAAAGAGACCCAGAAATAGAAGGTTGTCTAAGAGAGACATATAAGACTGGCTCATTAATAGTAATGCAGTTAATAGTTAATAAGTCTTTAGTATGTTTGTATTTATAATTATTATAGGTTTGTTGCAGTCTCTATAGGAAGTTTAAAGAGGGTAGCCTCTGGCGGGGTAAGACTATACAATCTCCACAGGAAATGTGGGGAGGTATACCTTGACTTCCTATCCAGAAGGGGAGTTCCATCGGCAAAAATGTAAGAAGTTTTAGGAATGGAAACCTTAGGAAATATGGAACGAGAGGGGGAGAAAGTCCATAATCGTTAAAATTAACACCTCTCGCGGAATGGAGAAATAGAGAAATATATAATAAATATAGGACAAAATAGGCAGGAAAACACAAAAAGAACAACCAAAGACTCAAAAAAGAACATAGAAAGACTGTTAAAAGCATATTGAAAGTCTTAATAAGCTTAATAAAAGACTAAATAGAGAAGGTCAAAGAAAGGCTTAAAGAAGGTCATATAAGAGTAAGCTAAGTATAAGTTGTCAAAGGTCTTAATGCACACTGGAAAAGACTTTAAAAAATAAAAATAAAAAAAGAGGATGGATAGATAGAATTTTTAAAAAGAAAGGTTTTGTCTATTCTTACTCTTGAATTTAATAATATTAATAAAAATGGTAATAGTAAATGGAAGATACTAATATAAGTAAGTGTTTAGATAATGATTGTTTTAGGGTAGCCTGTGGCACTACGGACTCTAACGAACTATTCGAAAGGAATATAAGGTTTACGACTACGAAGGAAGAAAGAGAGCTTATAAGAGAATGTATAGAGAAAGCGAGGGTTTTAAAATGAATATAGAAAAATTACTTAAACAAATGAAAGAGAAAGACAAAGAAAGGATAAACTCAAGACTCAAAAAAACACAACATCAAAAATCAAACTTAACAAATAAACAACAATATATAAGGAGTTTAATAAAATGGTAAAAAAAGAAGGTTTTAAAATGATTAATAAAATAATTTGTTTGATTTTGGGACATATAACTTATAATCAAGTTGTAAATATGGGAACTAAAAGAGAATATTATAATAAAGTTTGTTGGAGATGTGGAAAGATTACTAAATTAAAAGAGGTTCAAAAAATGATAAGAAGAACTTATAAAATAAATTTGAACATTAAAGGAGTAGATATAGGTTGTAAATATTATCCTGCAATTAATGAAGAATTTTATAATTATATAATAAGTATGGGTGTAAAGAAATGATAACTAAACAAGAATTAGAAACTATAAGAAGTAAAGCCCCTTTAATGAGTGAAGGTAGTATAAGCCCTTTTCAAGTATCAAGAATGGGGAAAAGAGAATTTAAAGAATGGGAAAAAAATAAACAAATAAGATATAATATAGAAACAAAATTTAAAGAACAAAATAAAACAAAAGAAGAAAGAGGAAAAGATAAAGAAGATAAAAAAATAAGAGAATTGGAAAGTAGAAAACTGCAAATAAACTCACAAATAAATACTATAAAAGACTTTTCGCAATTAAAAACTAAAAGGGATAATAGTTTAAAAAGAACCTATAAAGAATACATAACAGAACTTAAAGAAATAAATTTAAAATTGATGAAAGGAGGGTATAAAAAAAATGAATAAACAAATATTAACATATGATTTAAATAGAAATGAAGAAAGACCATATTATAGAGGTATATGGGAATTTGTAAATGATATTAAAAAGGAAAATTTAAAAGGCAAAACTAAAACTTTATTCCATAATATTGTTGATTGCAATAGCCTACCAGATGTCTTAAAGTTTGTCGTGTTTGATTGGGAAAATTTAAAGGTTTTAGTTTATAGAGAACCAGAAATAAAGATATATTCTTTTGAAAGTTATAATGAAGTTTTAAAGGCTTTGAAGAAAAATGAATCTTATTTTATTAAAGAGGGCTTAAAAGATGATAATGATAACTTAAAAAAAATTATGTTATTTAAAGATATTGATAAATATAAAATAAAAGAAATTGTTAAAGGTAATACTAAAATAAGAATTGGAGATTTTTTAAGTACTTGCTGGGGATATGACCAAACAAACGTAGAGCTTTTTGTTATTAAAAAAATAATTGGAAAGAATTATTTTATTATACAAGAGGTATCACAACAGACAGATAATGATAATAAATTAATGTATGATATGGTTAAAGTGTCGGATAGTGTTATAAAAATAGATATACCAAAAAAGGCTTTTATAAGTAATGATGGTTATATGTCAATTTGTGAAGGTGGATATAAAAGACATTTATCCTTAACAGATATTAATAAATATCATTATAAAACAAATAGTCAATTTGGACATTAAATTTTTTATTCCTTTTTGATTTTTTAAAGGATTGTTGGAAGAGAAAGAGTAATTAAATTAAAGGAGAATATAGAAAAATGGAAACTATAAACGATTTACCTAAGGGAATTTTAAACTACCTTTGGAAATGGGAATATAATCACTGGGCAGAAGAAGGAAAAGAAAGAAATATTGAAGAGGAATTAAATAATTTTGGTTATTCTTTAGTTGAAAAAGATTGTATTGGAGAATATAACGATTTGAGAGGTTATTTAAATTTTGAGATTATACCTTTTGAAGAAAGTGATTAAAATTAAAGATAATTTGAATTAAAAGGGGGAAAACATGGAAAAAGTAGATTTAGACAAAGAGTATAATTTGTGGAAGGAAGAGAATGAAGAAATACTAAAAGAGAAGTTTTTAGATACTCATAATTTTTATGATTATTTAGAAGAAGAATGGCAAAAATACCAAGACGAAAGGGGATTAATTGATAAAAGTAACGATATAGAAAAATTAATTAATTAATAAAATAAAGATGAAAATTAAAAAGAATTTAAGGAAAATTGCAAGCATAGTATTATTAATGGTATTTCTATGGGTAGCATTTTTCTCAATACAAAATTTTTGGATGGGTTACCACAAATTAGACCTAAGTTTTAATTTCTTAAATCAAGGGTTTAAATTTGATGTAGACACAACAGGGAAAACACACACACTTACAGAAGGGTACATAACTGGGTTGAAAGGGATGACAGACGCATTTATATGGATGTGTTTAGATTGTATTTTGGCAGTGGTTATAGGATTTATATATAAAAAAAATGAAAAGAGAGGAATTTAAATGAGGATATACAAAAAATCGGAAATTGCACACCTTAAATGGAAACTTATACACCAAGATGGCTTAAGTCCGAGTCAGGCACAAAAAAGAATTGAGAAAATGCGGAAATGGTTGGAAAAACATAAAAATGAAAAAAATTGAAGAAATGACAGAAAAAGAATTAATGGAAATATGTAAAAAGTCTAAATGCGAAAAGTGTAAAATTAAAAAGTTTTGCACGAGCGGAGCAGAATAAGAAAAATGGAAGAAAAAAACGAGATAGAGGACAATAATCAACCACTAATGATAGAAAGATTATTTAAAAAACATAGAAGTGTTGGGGTTCTTGGAAATTCAAATACGGCAAAAAGTTCGGTTTGTTTAAATGAATTATTAAAATTAAAAAAGAAATTTAAAATAGAAATTTATGTTTTTGGGGTTGAAAGGGATTTATACGAATATCTTGAATCTAAAGGGATAAAAATATTAAACTCGGTTGATGATATACTTGATATGAAAATTAAAGAAGCAGTTATTTATATAGATGAATTTGCAGATATTTATGATACTAATATGGCAAGTAAACAAACAAACAGGATAAGAAGATTTTTTAATAGATTATACCACCTTAATAATTATGTTTTAATTTCTACATCACAATCTAAATTCTGGAATGTATTTATGTGTTCAATGATTAAAGCATATATTGTAAAGGAAATAGATTTTGATTCACTCGTTCGGGGGACTTTTCTAAAAAGGAAAATTATAAATATCTCTGGAAATAATAGTGAATATAGGTTAGAGGCTAAAAAAAATGAGTATTATGTGGTTACAAATGAAGATATTGTCAGAAAAGGAAATTTTGGATACAATAAAGAATTAGATTCAAAGAAGAATTTGGTAAACCCTTTTGTTAAAATGGAAACTAAAATAAATAATAAAGAATCACATCTGAAACTTGAAAGTTCTCTTGATTTGAATCTTGAAAAGAAAAATGTAATATTCTAAACATGAGACCAAAAACGATAAAACAATTAGTAATGGAAATGTTAAATAAAAAAGAATGGTTAACAGAACAAGAAATTAGAAAGAAAACTATTAAAGTTAATGTTAATATTGGAATTATGAAATTATTTAAAGAAGGAAAAATTGTTAGAAAAAAAGTTAAATCAAATCATTCAAGTAGATTAATATATACTTACAAAATTAAATAAGAAGGTTTATAAAGCTGTATTAACTACTACTATCAATATGGAACAAATATTAAAAGTTTTGGAAAATTGTGAAAAATCTACGACGGAAATAGCATTTTTAATTAATAAAAATTATTATTCAACTTTACAATTATTAGAAAAATTGGAAAAAGAAAAGAAAATTAAAAAAACAAAAATAAATAAATATACTTTTTGGAGAATTAAATAAAATGGATAAAGAAAGTTTGAGTGAAAAAGAATGTAATATATTAACAAAGAATTACCTTGAAAGTGCATTACAACAGGCAAGTTGGAATGGAGAAAATCAAATAATAATAAAGGATACAAGTGAATTAGGATTTGAAAAGGGATTTTTTAAAAAAGATGTTAAAGAATTTATTGAGAAGTTGATGGAAGGAGATACTATAGAATTTTCTGTTGGAAAAGGATATGACCCTCTTTCTGTAAAGTTAGGGATTCAAAAAGAAAGGAAAAGAATGAATAAAAAAATAGATAAACTTGTAGGAGAGGGACTGACATGAATAAATGTTATATTGAGAATGGATATTTTTATGAAGAAAATAGAATAATTTGTGGTATTTGCGCAAGCGATATGGGAAAATCAGATAAAAAAGAAGGAGAACTTTCTTACTGCGGATGTGAAGAAAGAGAATATATTTAACATGGAAAAAGAAATATTAAAATATGCAAATGGAATGAATGCAAATAATAAGGTTTTAGATTGGTTAGAAAATAATGTAACAAAAGATAAACCACAAGGAGAGGTAGAACATATAATAGATTACATAATTCAAACAAAACAAGATTTTTTTAAAGCAACTTATAATCGTGTAAGTAAAAGGGCAAAAGAGTGGTTAATAAAACTAAACAAGGGAGGGGTGAATATTAAAGATGTTGAGGGGGTTGATGTTAAAACTATAAAAAAATGGAAAGAAGGTTTTAGATTTGTTAAATTAATATCTGAAAATGCTTATAAAAGAGAAGGGTTTATGATGGGGCATTGTTCAGCAAGTTATTATGGGAAAGAGGATACACTTTATTCTTTAAGAGATAAAAATAATAAACCACATGCAACACTATCAAGTAATTCATTACAAATCAAAGGTCATGGTAATGGAAGTATTCATCCAAAATATATAAAATATAATGTTGAAATGTTAAGAGAATTAGGTCTTGAAGTAAGAGAAAATGAGATGAAGAATCTTGGTTATATAGATGTTGAAGATTTTAAAAAATATCTTTCTAAAGAAACAATTAAAGATTTATTTAATGGCAAATATCATTACCTAAAAAATAAGCTTTTAGACAAAGAAAATGAAGAATTTGCTTGTTTTGAATTATTAGATAAGATACCATTAATTGAATATAATAAAAAGAATATATGTAACATTAATTTTAATCTGGGTAGTTTTAATAATAATGCTATAAAGTTTCTATTTAAAAAGATAAGTTTTTTTAAGAAAAATAAAAAAGATTCTGCTCAGATTGGAAGTTCAGGAAATTATGCCAAGATTGGAAGTTCAGGAGATTATGCTCAGATTGGAAGTTCAGGATATTCTGCTAAGATTGGAAGTTCAGGAGATTCTGCCAAGATTGGAAGTTCAGGATATTATGCCAAGATTGGAAGTTCAGGATATTATGCCAAGATTGGAAGTTCAGGAAATTATGCCAAGATTGGAAGTTCAGGAGATTATGCTCAGATTGGAAGTTCAGGATATTATGCCAAGATTGGAAGTTCAGGAGATTATGCCAAGATTGGAAGTTCAGGAGATTATGCCAAGATTGGAAGTTCAGGAAATGATGCTCAGATTGGAAGTTCAGGAAATGATGCTCAGATTGGAAGTTCAGGAGATGATGCTCAGATTGGAAGTTCAGGAAATTATGCCAAGATTGGAAGTTCAGGATATTCTGCTCAGATTTCATCTAAAGGACAAGATTCAATTATAGCAGGGATTGGAATTAATACGATAATTAAAGCAAAAAAAGGAAATTGGATAACATTAGCAGAGTATGATAAAAACAACAAACCTTTATTTGTTAAATCTGCTATAATTGATGGTATTAAATTGAAAGAAGATGTTTTTTATAAACTAAAAAATAAACGATTTGTAATGGTAAAAATGGATAAAGATAAAATATGAAAAGATATACCATAGAAATTCAAAATTGTATGGAAGTTAAGGTGGATGCAAATTCTCCAGAAGAAGCAAGACAAAGGCTTGTTGAATCAGATGATTTGTGGTTTGAAGATTTTTTAAATACTGCAACTATATTCGATTCAATTAAAGAGGAAGAGATATAATTGAAATGAAACAAAAACCAATAAAAATAATTAAGAATAAAGATGGAACTTTTTGGAATGCTAATGATGGTAAAGAAATATATTCAAGAGATATAATCAAATTATTAGATTATCTTCAAATTTAATATGTGGTTAATAAATCAAATTAATTCTATAAAAACCACAACCAAAAGGTTTATATATAAGGTTATATATTTATATATATGAAAAAAACATGCGAACACAACTTAACAAGAAAATTATATTTTCAGCGAGGGAATAAATGGATTACAACTAATCTTTCAATTTGTGAAGATTGTAAAAAAGTATTAGTAAATAAACAAGAGGAATTAAAAAATGGATAAAGAATCAATGAGAGAAATAATAAAAGAGAAATTTGATGAGATAAGTTTTGATGAATGGGTTGGTGATTTAGAAAAAGATTGTGCATTATTTAGGGTAGGAACTGAAACTATTTATTTAAAACCTAAAGAGCCAAAACTTAATTTTCCCTTTATTTTTGAAGATGCTTATTATAAAATTCTTATTACAGATATGGGACATTTAATAATATTTAAAAAAGTTAAAAGTGATTATCATTTTGACAAAAGAGATAG